GGTTGAGCGCGTGCGGCGCATGACCGGCCGGGTGACCGTAGAAATGCTGGTGTGCCCGCCTGACCGCAGGCGGCGCGATCTGGACAACGTCCTCAAGGCCGCGTTGGACAGCCTCACCCATGGCGGCGCATGGGACGACGACAGCCAGATTGACCGGCTGGTGGTGAGCCGCGGCGACGTGGTGCCTGGTGGCCGGCTGCTGGTGAAGATCAAGAAATACGAGGGGAGAGGCGCATGATGTTTTCGACGATCCGCGCACTGGTGGGCTGGGCGTTCCAGATGAACGAGGCCATCCCGGTCAAATCAGCCAAATACGGCGAGTTCAGCGCGCCGGCGTTCGGCGGCATGAGCCCGGGCGAGCTGAAGGATATGGCGGTCGACATCCTGGCCAAGGTCAGCCGGCTGCCGGCCGGCGAGCAGGCTGCGATCGCTGCCTATTTCACCGGGGACATCCGGGCGATCAATGCGGCTGCTGACCTGCTGCCGGCCGGCTGGCCGACGGCACTGCGCCGGGAGCTGGCGCGCGGGTGGGCCAATGGCGAGCAGCTGGCGCGCAGTCAGGAGCTGATCGGGGAGACGTTCATGCTGAGCCAGCAGACAACCAGCCGGCGCTGGCAGGATGCCCGCAGAACGCTTGGAATCAGCATGCAGCGTGGGTTGGATGTGCTGGAACTGCAGCTTACGCACTACATTCGACACCCATCACACAAGAATCTGCATCGATATGCTTGCATTGCGGCGTGAGTAAGAATAGACTCAATTCCATAGTGTGAATCAGTGCGCCCATCGGTCATCCGGTGGGCGTTTTGCGTTTCTGGATAGGAGCCACGAATGAGCCACGGCCTGGTAATGCGCCCCGAGCACTGCGACCCGTCTCACCTGACCCGACTGGGCACGGTCACCATCACGCAGGACGAGATCACGTTCGCCGGGTTCCGCTCGGACAACTCGACGTCCTGCCGGCAGACTGGCGCTCAGGCGCTGGCGTGGGCCATCCAGGTGCTGCAGGCCGACCTGGCGGCTGATATGGTCCGGCCGGGCGGCGGCAAGATGTGCGATGTCACCCCGTTTGACGACGACGAGTAGCTTGGCACGGCGATCGAGCGGGTTATTCGTTCGTATCAACGAAGCCCATTATTCGGTGCGGTGTCTCATCTATTTTTTGGGCGGCAACCAGCAAAATGCTGAGCTGGTGTAGATGCTGGATTAGGCGCACCCGGTCACCGGCTTCTGTTCTCCCTTCGATAACCACTACGTCGCCAGATTCGAGGTGGATGTCTCTGACGTGGATAAGTGAATGCTGCCCAAATGATGAGAGATGAGCCCCAACCTCGTGCCCCGAGTCAAGGCTGCCTTGGAATTCTTCGATCTGCCTCTGCAGTGATCTGAACGCATCTGACGAGTGATCATCCATCACGTCCCTTTGCGTTTTCTTTTTTGGAATTTCAATGGGGAAGCTATACGGGACAGTGGTGAGCCTTAACGGGTCAAATGCAGGCATGTTCATATCCAATTCCGTTGTTAGTCACGCGATGGTATGGCATGCGATACACCCCGTAAATATTGTCTGCTGCGCAGATTGATTCAATTTCATTTGGAGCCGCCACGAGCGGAATGCCGCTATGGCGCGACCCAGCAAATTCACCAAGGTCTGCGCAGAGAAGATCTGCGCGCGCCTGATGCAGGGCGAGAGCCTGCGTCGCATCTGCATGGATGACGGGATGCCGGACAGGGCAACAGTGTTCCGGTGGATGCAGCAGCACGAGTCGTTTCGCGACCAATACGCGCACGCGAGGTCGGTCCAAGCAGACACGCTGGTTGACGAGATCCTGGACATTGCCGATGACGGGCAGAACGACACCTATGTCGATGGCGAGTCAGGCGCAGAGCGCACGAACTATGACGTGATCGCCCGGAGCAAGCTGCGGGTCGATGCGCGCAAATGGCTGGCGGGGAAACTGGCGCCGAAGAAGTACGGCGAGAAGATTCAGCAGGAACTGACCGGGGCGGGCGGGGCACCGCTGGCGCCGCCTGTTTTCAATGTGACGTTCGGGGGCGGCAACGATGGGGGCGATCAATCTTGAATTTGCCCCAAAATTCAAGCCGCTGTTCCAACCGAAACGCTACAAGGTGTTCCACGGCGGGCGGGGTGGGGCGAAAAGCTGGGAGATTGCCCGTGCGCTGATCCTGATCTCCAGTAGCCGCCGGGTGCGCGTGCTATGCGCTCGTGAAGTCCAGAACACGATCCGCGACTCGGTGCACAAGCTTCTGCGCGACCAGATCGAATCACTGGGGTTGCTGCCCTGGTTCACGATTACCGAAAACAGTATCCGCAGCAGCATCGGCAGCGAGTTCATTTTCAAGGGCTTGCGCTACGACGTGCAGGGCGTGAAATCGACCGAGGGCGTCGACATCTGCTGGGTCGAAGAGGCTCAGACGGTCAGCGCCAATTCGTGGGACGTGCTGATCCCGACCATCCGCAAGGAAGGCTCGGAAATCTGGATCAGCTTCAACCCGCTTGAGGAAACCGACCCGACATACCAGCGGTTCGTCATTGACCCGCCGGACAACGCCGTTGTGGTGGAGGTCAACTATGACGACAACCCATGGTTCCCGGATGTTCTCCGGCAGGAAATGGAGTATTGCAAGCGGGTCGACTATGACGCCTACCTCCATATCTGGAGGGGGAAGCCGCGCAAGATCAGCGAGGCGGTCATTTTCAGCGGCAAATGTCGCGTCGAGTCGTTCGACGACGATCTGTGGAAGCAGGCCGACCGGCTGTACTTCGGCGCCGACTTCGGATTCGCCCAAGACCCCAGCACGCTGATCCGCTCGTTCATCATCGGCCGCAGCCTCTACATCGAGTACGAGGCCTACGGCATCGGGGTTGAGCTGGACGACATGTGGAAGCTGTACGCAGGTCAGCAGGGCGCGACTCCCGAGCAGATGGAGCAATGGAAGCCTGGGGATGACGTCAAATTCCCTGGCATCCCCGGTGCACGCGACTGGCCAATCAAAGCCGACAGCAGCCGGCCGGAGACAATCAGCCACATGAAACGCCAAGGGTTCCGCATTTCAGCTGCCAAGAAGTGGCCGGGCAGCGTCGAGGACGGCATCACCTACTTGCGCGGGTTTGAACAAATCATCATCCACCCCCGGTGTACGCACATGGCTGACGAGGCGCTGCTGTACTCGTACAAAGTCGACCAGAAGACCAATGAAGTGCTGCCGGTAATCGTCGACAAACACAATCACTGCTGGGACGGGGTGCGGTACGGCCTGGACGGCTACATCCTGAAAAAGCACAGCATGCTGGACCTCCTATGACCAAACGAGCACGACAACGCGGGCGGCCTGCGCCAAAACGCGAGATGAACGACGGACTGGAGAGCATGGCCATGCGCCTGGGCGCCCGGCAGCGTGACATGAGCTACAGCCGTGTCAATCTGCTGACCGACCAGCGCCACCAACTGGATGCGCTGTGGTTCGAGGACTGGTGCTCCCGGAAAATCTGCGACAAGAAAAGCCGCGACATGACGCGCCGCTGGCGGACGGTCAAATCAAACGACCTGTCCGCCGAGCAGCTGGAGCAATTCGAGCGGCTGGAGCGGCGGCTCAACGTGCGCGAGATCGTTCGCCAGGCGCACCAGTGGGCGAGCCTGTACGGTACCGGAGCTATCGTGTTGGTAGGCAACGGGTCGGATCAGACGATCGAGTGGGGCGAAGATGAGAAGCTGATGCGTCTGGTGGCGCTGGATCGCTGGTCAATCTCCGCCGATGGTTCCAAAGAGCTGAACGTACTGTCGCCAAACTTTGGGCTGCCGGAACGATTTCTGATCAAGGGCATGCAGTCCGTCCATCGCAGTCGGATCATCCTGGTGCATGCCGGCGAGCGGCCGCCGTCCGATACCGAGAGCCTATGGGGTACGTCGGATCTGGAGGGCGTGTACGAGGCCGTCAAGCGGTTCGACATGATGAGCCTGAACATCGGCGACCTGGTGACCGAGTGCAAGGTCGACGTGTTCAAGATGGGTGGGCTTGCTGAAAAAATCACCGCAGGCCTTGAGCCGGAAATCATCGCGCTGATGTCTGCCGTTCAGGCAATCAAGTCGACCACCAACAGTGTGCTGATTGACGGTGATACCGAGTACGAACAGAAAGAGCTGACGTTCGCCGGCCTGCGCGACCTGCTGGTTGAATTTCGCAATACGGTGGCAGGCGCGGCTGACATGCCGGTCACGGTGCTGTTCGGCCAGTCTGCTGCTGGTTTCGCCAGTGGGCAGGAGGACATTCAGAACCACCACGAGTCCATTCACGGCCTGCAGGAATCCCGCCTGCGCCCGGTATTCAATCGGCTGGACCCGGTATTGGCTCGCATGCTGTGGGGCGGGATGCCCAGCGACTGGTGGTTCGACTTCCCGCCGTTGACCGAGCTGACGGCAGAGCAGCGTGCCAACGTGCTGAACGCCACCGCAACCGCATGCGGCGCCCTGGTGGACCGCGGCATCTTGCGCGAGGACCAGGTGCTGTCCGAACTCAAACAGAGCGAGCTGTTCGACAACATCACCCAGGCCGACATTGCCGCGGCGAAGAGCATCGCCAGCAGCCACGAGGGAGACCCGTATGGATTTGCGCCAACTACTGGCCTCGCAGGGCCGGCAGACCCGGCGAAACCGCCAGTTGCGGCCGGCAACGCCCAGCAAGCGAACCGAGGTGTGGTACCGGCAGCAACTGCTTGAGCTGGTGCAGACGATGCGGCTCGTGGTTGAGGAGGAAATCGGTAACGTCTCTCCCCCTATGCAGGACAAGGAGGGCGACCCGCCGACCGGCCTGTTCGCGAGAGCGATCAATGCCGCCATGGAGCGTGCCATCGAGCGGATCTCGCGGTTCATCCCCAAATCAATGCTGGAACGAATGGCTGTCGGCATGGTGCGGCGGGCCAACCAGCAGAACCACCGCCAGACCACTCAGGCTGTCAACGCCGCGATCGGTATCGACGTCGGTCAGATGATCGAGCGCACGCCATCCGTGGCCGCGCAGATCGAGGCGGCAACGATCCACAACGCAAACCTGATCACCAGCATTCAGAGCCAGTATCTGGACCGGGTCCGCACCACGGTCATGCAAGCCGTGACCAGTGGTCAGCGGCATGAATCCATCGTGGCATCGATCCGCGAGATCGGCGGCGTGACCGAGAGCCGGGCCCGGCTGATTGCCCGCGACCAGACCAGCAAACTGAACGGCGCGCTGACGAAGGCTAGACAGACCTCGCTGGGCGTGAGCCGCTACCGCTGGAGCGGTGCGAACGATGAGCGGGAGCGGGAAACGCACCGTGAGCACAACGGCAAAACATTCAGTTGGGACGACCCGCCACCAACAGGCCACCCGGGCGAGGACATCAACTGTCGATGCGTTGCCATACCGATTATCGAACTGGACTAGCCCGCCACCCGGCGGGCTTTCTCATGCCATGAAACTGACTGCATTCGATTTCCAGCCCTCTACGGCGTCACAGCGTCGAAAAACGCCACAGGGCTATCTGGTCGTGCCGGCGCTGTTTGCGCGCACCGGCATCCAGGACTACGACGGCGCCGAGGTCGGTGAAACGCCCGGACAGGCATATCGCGTTGACCGCCCGGCGGACGAAGTGTTCGCCCCCGAGTCGATCGCGTCATTCGAGGGCATGCCGATCGCAGTCGGCCATCCCGACGACGGCGTCACCGCCGACACCTGGCGTGAGCTGGCTGTCGGCATGGTGCGCGACGTCCACCGCGAGGGCGAATTTCTCGCCGGCGAAATCTGGATCTGCGATGCCGAGGCGATCCGTCAGGTTGAGGTCTATGGCATTGAGGAGTTGTCCGGAGGCTATGCGTGCGAACTGATCCCCGGCACCGGCGAGGCGGATTTCATTCAGACCCAGATCAGGGGCAACCACATTGCGCTCGTACCGAGGGGGCGCTGCGGTGGGGAATGCAGGCTCGGAGACCAAGACAACAGGAGCAGTACGACGATGAAGAAGAATCTTCTGGACACCCTGCTGGGCGCGCTCGGCATCGACACGCCGACCGAGCAGCAGAAGGCCGCCGCCAAGTTGGCATTGGCCACTCGCGACGAGGATCCGGCAAATCCGACCGACGAGGATGATCCGAACACCCCGACCGACGAGGACACCCCGCCGAATCCGCCCAACCCGGTGCCGCCGCAGAACAAACCGGACGCGCCGACCGATGAAGGTGACCCGAACAAACCGGCCGACGAAGACCCGGCGCAGCAGATCGCGGCCCTGCAGCAGGCACTGGCCGCGGCGAACGCCAAGATCGCCGAGCTGACCCAGGCCGCCACCGATACGGCCGAGACCCAGACCGTTGCGTCCGATGCCGCGCGCGTAGTGCCCGGCATCCAGGTGACGGCGAAGGACAGCGCCCGCTCGATCCGCGAGAAGGTGATTCTGCACAAGGGCATCGAGAACAAGGACGGCCTGAAGCGCATGAGCGACTGCGAGGTCAAGGCGCTCTACCAACTGGCCAAGTACCAGGACGGCACTGGCCTCGGCAAGGCCCTGCTGGGGGACAGCGAAAAGGCGCCGGCCGCCGTCAATTACAACCAGCTCTACGGGGGCAAGCAATGACCTACAAATCGCAAAACCGTATCGCCTTCGCGGGCCAGATCAGCAAGGCCGGGGAATCGTTGGCACGCGCCACGGGCGAGCAGAACGTCGGCACCACTCCGGTGGCGGCCGGCCGCTTCGTGGCGCTGGCCGCTGGTGGCATCAAGGAGCTGTCGGCCACCACCGACGTACTGGCTGGCGTGGTCGTGCGCTCGCCGGTACAGGACAGCTACTCGCCGGACGAATACCTGAGCGTCGGCAAGATCGGGCACGGTGACGGCATCTGGGTGGAGCTGGAAGGCGCTGCCGCCCGTGGCGACAAGGTCCACGTTCGCGCCGTTGCCCAGGCGGGCAAGCCGGCCGGCAAGGTGCTGGCGGCCGAGGTCACCGACAAGACCGTGCCGACCGACATGTACATCATCAACGTTGCCGCTGGCCTGGCCGAAATCGGCCGCCTGTAAAGGACACCCAATGCAATTCACCCTCAAAGACGGACTCAACATCCTGATTCCGGCGCTCGGTCAGTTCCGCGAACAGATGGTGACCGAGAAATACCCGGAAATCGTGTTCCCGCAGTTCGTGACGATCGACAGTTCCGGCGGCCGCGGCCTGATGGAAAAACTCCATTTCAGCGTCGAGTCGGCCAGCGATCTGGACGATGGTCTGGTCGGCGACAAGACGACTTCGCTTGATACCGTTGAGGTCGACTTCAAACCGGGCTCGGCACCGATCGTGTCCTGGGCCAAGGGCGTCACCTACACGCTGCGCGAGCTGGAAGTTTGTGCACGCATGAAGATCGACGTGAACATCGAGAAAATGCGCGTGCTGCGTCAGAACGCGGACCAGACCCTGCAGAAGGTCGCCTTCCTCGGCCATGCGCGCGACACGCGCATCAAGGGCCTGCTGAATTCCGACCTGGTTGAGGCTGTCGGCATCAAGGGCGGCAAGCCGTTCGCAAATGGCACGGCCGACGAGAACGCCGCCGCGCTGATCGACATGTTCACCCGTGTGCTGACCAGCACCGACCTGATCGCTGCCCCGGACACCCTCGCCATTCCGATGCTCGACTACGTGACCCTGGGCAGCCAGCCGCGTGGCGAAGGCCGCGACACCACGGTGCTGAAATACGTGACTGATGCGCTGGCTGGCATCGCCGGCAAGCCGGTAAACCTGCGGCCGATCCCGCTGAAGCTGGCGGACACGGCCGGCGTCGGCGGCAAGAAACGCGCACTCGCCTACATCAACGACGCGCAGCACGTCGTGATGGACGTCCCGTCGCCACCCGAAGTGCTGGATGTTCAGCCGAAGGGGCTGCTGGCATGGCAGACCGGCATCCGCATGGACTTCGGCGGTGTGTCGTTCCTCGAACCGCAGAGCGCCAAGTACATCGACTACTGACCGGGGGTCACCATGGCAGAACCAACTGTCGACGATCTCGTCGCTCGCTACCCGGCGTTCAGTAAGGCCGACTCCAACCAGGTCGGTCTTCTGATTTCCGAGGCGGCACTGGAGGTCGATGCCGGCGCCTGGGGCAAGTTCCACTGCGCCGGTGTCATGGCCCTGGCGGCGCACCTGCTGGCCCTGGCCAAGCAGACCGCCAAAGGTGCCGCAGCCGCATCCGGGCAGGTGACCGGCAAGAAGGCGGGCGACGTGCAGCTGAACTACGCGGCGGCGCCGGTTGCAGCTATGGCTGACGCGCTACTGGCGACGACCGTCTACGGCCAGCGCTATCTGCAGTTGCGTGGGCTGGTCGCATTCGGCATCCGGGTGGTGACGCCATGAGCACGCCGGATCTCAGCAGCCTGCTGCGGTTGCAGCAGGCCATCGCCGAGGCCGCTGCGAAGTTCGTCGTGGTCGGCGTGCCTGCAAACAAGAATGGCCGAGAAGAAGGTGTGTTGAGCAATGCCGACGTCGCGATCATCCATGAGATGGGAGTGCCAGAACGTGGCATCCCGGAACGGTCATTCCTGCGTAAGACGATGACCGAGAAGCGCCAGATCTATCAAGAACTGGCCGGAAAGGTCATGCGCAGGGTGCTGGCCGGTGAAATGACGGTTAAGCAAGGGCTTGACTTGATTGGCATGGCGGCGGAGGGGGACGTCAGGGAAACCATCGACACGGGTGAATTTGCCCCTCTGGCCCCGGAGACAATCCGCCGCAAGGGCAGCAGTAAGCCGCTGATCGACAAGGGACAATTGCGGTATTCCATCGCCAGCGAGGTCAGAAATGCTTGATGTCTCTGAAATCTTCGACGACCCGGACCTGGCGCAGGAGGTCGATTTCGAGATCCGCAGCGGCGCGTTCGATGCCGCTGGCGAATGGGTCGACGAATACACCCCGGCGACGTTCGTTGCCATCGTGCATGCCACCAAACCCGACGACCTGCTGCTGTTGCCCGAGGGCGAGCGCCACTTGCCGGCCAAGAAGGTCATGACGCCCAGCCCGCTCGCGGTGGGCGATTTCCTGCTGTACCAAGGCGCGCGCTGGCGCGTGTCCGCCTGTTCTGACTGGTCCGACTATGGGTTCTACAACGCTATCGCAACTCGACACGGCGGGCCTGCGGCGCCTGCTGCTTCGGCTTTTGTCGTTACCTGACGGATCGGTACGTGCCGCCGACCAGACCGCGCCGGCAGACCGGCATGGGCCGTTCGTAACCGTCCGCGTCGTGACCACGCTCGAGATAGGCCAGGCCCGGCGGACGTTCGACGGCGAGCGAGAGACCGAGACGATTGAGCAGAGCTGCCTGAGCACGGTCAGCGTCCAGGCATTCGGCACGAACGCCTATGCGCTGATGCAGAAGCTGCGCGCGCTGCTGGAGTCGAGTGCTGGCATGGCCGGCCTCCGCTCGCTGCATTGCACGGTGCTGACCATGACCCAGGTTCGCAACCTGACCGGCGTCATCGGTGCTGGCATCGAGGAGCGCGCCAACGTCGATCTAACCATCAACCACGACCACGTCGTCGAAATCGATCTGCGCCGTATCGATGAGGCGCCATTCACCACATACCCGGAGCATTAATATGTCTCTTCCCCTCAGCCAGATCGTGAACGTCCAGCTGAATATTCAGCCGCGATCGTCCGCGCGTCGCGACTTTGGCACGCTGGCGCTGTTTACGCCCGAGCAGGGCAACGTGTTTGGCGATGCCACCGCGCTGTATATCGACTGCGCCGAGCAGGGCGACGTTGAGGCCGCATTCGGCACCAACTCGGAAACCGCCCGCGCATCGCGACCGTTCTTCGCCCAGACCCCGCGCCCGAAAACCATGATGGTGGCTCGCTGGGTGCGCACTGGTCGCACCATTCCTGCCGTGAAATCTGCTCTGTCCGGCTCGCCGCTGAGCAATACGCTGGCCGAGTTGAAGGCAGTGACGGATGGCCGGTTCTCGCTGGCCATCGGCGGCAGCCAGTACGACGTGACCGGCCTCGACCTGTCCGCCGCGGTGGACCTGCAGGGCGTGGCCGCAGCCATTGATGCCAAGATCACTGCCAAGAAAGTGTCGTGCCGGCATGACGCGGTCGGCAACCGCTTCATCATCGAGGCCAATCAGGCTGGCGCCGATGACGCGACCCGCCTCGGCTACGCGACCGACAGCACCGGCGCCGGCACCTACCTCGGCGGCATGTTGAAGCTGGAGGCTGGACAGGCCGACATCACCGCTGGCGCGAATGCGGTAACGCTCCCGGCCGAGACCTTGCCGGAGGCGTTCGCCCGCCTGCAGGACAAAAATCCGTCCTGGTATGCCGCCGTGCCGGCTGCCCAGCTTGATGACGACGAGATTGCAGCCGCGTCCGGTTGGATTCAGGCGGCCGACAAGAAGATTTTCGGCTACACGACCTCGAAGGCGTCCCATATCGAATTCGTCCAGGGCAACGTGTTCAAGGCGCTCTACGACCGGCAGGCGTACCGCACCGTCGCCCTGTACGACAAGGACGACTACTACGCGGCCATGTCCTGGCTGGCCCGCGCGCTGTCGGTCAACTTCGCCGCCAACAATTCCACACTGACGATGAAGTTCAAAGATCTGCCGGGCATCACTGCCGACAGCCTGACGCTGACCGAAGCGAACAAGTGCACCAAGTTGGGGCTGAATTTCTACACCTACTTCGACGACACCGCGATGGTGGCCGAGGGCACGGTCGTCGGCGGCAGGTTTTTCGACGAAATTCATATCCTCGACTGGTTCGTCGACGCTGTGCAGAAGGAAGTGTTTGCGGTACTGAAGCGTAGCCCGACCAAGATCCCGCTGACTGATGCCGGTACCGCCAAGCTGATCGCCGCCGTGAAGAAGGTCGCTCGTGAAGGCGTCAAGAACGGCGCGTTCGCGCCCGGAATCTGGAACGGTGACCCGTTCGGCACGCTTGGGACCGGAGACCGCCTCGACGACGGTTTCTATGTCTGGGCCGACACCGTCGACAACCTGTCGACCTCCGATCGCGAGAAGCGTAAGGCCCCGCCGCTGCAGGTCGCGCTCAAGCTGGCCGGCGCCATCCACGGCGCCGACGTGATCGTCAATTTCGACCGCTAATGAGGCCCACACATGGCAGCAAAATTTGACCCGCGGCAGGTATCCGTCCTGCTCAATGGGTACGAGATCAGCGACTGGGCCGATGGCTCCGACGTGATTGGGTACAAGGCAGTCACGGACGCCGGCGCGTTCACGATGGGCGCCAATGGCACCGGCGTGTTCGTCGTCAATCCTGACAAGTCCCATGCGCTGGCGTTGAAGATCAAACAGCACAGCCCGGATAACAAACACCTGTCCGATTTGTTCCGCCAGCAGCGGGAGCAGATCAAGGGGTTTACACCGTTCACGCTGGAAATCCGCGATCTGCTGAACGAGGACGTGGCCACCGGCACAGGCGGGTTTTTCACCACGCCGACCGAGTTCACCCGTGGTGCGGGACACAACGCGCACACCTGGACCATCGTGTTCGAGGTCGGGGACATCAAACAGGAAAAGGGATGGGGTAACTGATGGACAACGAAAAACGCATCACCCTGGACGGCGTCACCTATGTCATGACGCCGGCCAATGCTGCAACCGCGTGGGCTGCCCTCAAGCGGGCGGGCCGGCTGTTGAATGGGGTCGAGCTGTCGAAGGACGACCACAAGGCCGGCACCAGTCGCGCAATTGGCGCCATTCTGAGCAACCTCGGCGATCCGGCTGTGACTGACATCGAGAACCTGGTGTTCGGCCACATCAACGTGGCACCGGCCGAGGGCAAGCCGTTCCGTCTGCAGGACAAGCTGAACGAGCATTTCAACGCTCATCGAGGCCACATGATGCCGCTGCTGATGCAGGGCGCCAGCTACCAGTTCGGCGATTTTTTCGCCGGCGGCATGGCCGCGCTGGGTCAGCTGTTCCCGAACCTGACACAGCTGGTCACGCCGCCGACGCCGTAGTCGACTGGTTCCTGTACGCCCCCGTGATGCGCCGCCTGTGCACCCTGCACGAGCTGCGCACCGTCTACACCCTTGGACTGCCCCGGCTCCAGTAGGCATTCCTGCCCTATGATTTGAGCATAGGAGGATGTCCGTGAGTACGCAGCGTTTTACCCCAGAATTCAAAGAGGAAGCCGTCAAACAAGTCACCGAACGGGGCTACTCCGTCGCCGA